CAAAGCATGTAAATGTTTTATGCCACTTAAAGCAAGGCTGAATAGGGCATCATGCCCAAAAGGCAAATGGGAGAAATAAATGGATTGGTTAAAAGAAAGAGTATCAGAAAGAACAAGTTGGGATGGAGCAGTACTAATAGTAGTGTGTGGTCTTGTATTGTTCACAGGTGGTCTAGCTAAAGTATTAGCAGTGGCGGGTCTAGCATACGGTGCATGGACTTGTTGGAAAGGAGAGTAATATGCCAAGTGGTAAAGGAACGTATGGAAAGACTAGAGGTCGTCCTAAAAAGAAAAAGGGTGGTAAAAAGAAAAAGGCAATGGGTGGCTTAACTGCAGCCCAGAAAAAATTGCCTAAAGCTCTGCAAGCAGCAATTCGTAGAAGAAAGAAAAAGTAATGCATTATGCTTGTAAGCCCAAAAAGGGCAAGAAGAGGAGTAAAAAACGTGGTAGCAAAAAGAAGAAGTAGAAAAAGAAAAACTACTGCTAAAAAACGTAATATACCTACTAATAAAAAACTATACGCAAGGGTTAAGGCTGCAACAAAACGAAAGTTTGCAGTCTACCCCAGTGCGTATGCTAATGCTTATCTTGTAAGAATGTATAAGAAAGCAGGAGGTAAGTATCGTCGTGGCTAGTGGTGGACTTACTAAATGGTTTAAGCAAGACTGGGTAAATATAGGCAGTCCCAAGAAAGGTGGTGGCTATAATAAATGTGGTAGAAGAAGCACAAAGAAGGGTAAATACCCAAAATGCGTACCTGCTGCAAAAGCTGCTAGAATGACAAAGAAACAGATTAAATCGGCAGTTAGCCGAAAACGGTCCAAGAAACAAGGAGTAGGTGGAAGACCTACCAATGTTAAAACATTTGTAAGGAGGGGAAGTCGTGGCCGTAAGAAAGGGTAGAAAACGAGATTCCAGATTAAAAAGAGCGGGCGTATCGGGGTTCAATAAACCAAAGCGTACGCCCGGACACCGAACAAAGTCACATATAGTTGTGGCCAAAGTTGGAACGAGAATTAAAACAATACGTTTTGGACAAAAAGGAGCCAAAACAGCTGGCAAGCCTAAAGCTGGAGAGTCGCGTAGAATGAAAATGAAACGAAAGTCTTTCAAAGCAAGGCACGCAAAAAATATCGCCAAGGGTAAGATGTCAGCAGCTTACTGGGCAAATAAGGTAAAATGGTAAATAAAATAAAAGAAACCGCTTTAAAAGTTTGGAATATAATTAATGGTAAAGATGCAGATATGGACGGAGATGTTGATATCCATGATGCCATGATAAAAGCTGAACGAAAAGCAAAGAGTACTAAACGTACAAAGGAGAAATAAATGTCTTTCAGAATAAAAGGAACAGAGGCAGCTTGTGGAACAAGTGTAGGTGCCGCATCTACATTTCAAGATTCTACTGATGTCAGATTATTTAATTCAGGTTCTACAAATAGACTTCTAACAATTGCAAATGCAGCAGATACTACTATTGGAACTATGACTTTAGCTGATGGTGAAGTTACATTCATCAGAAAAGATAAAACAGACCAAATATTTGCAGCTCATGCAGAGATATTAGGTACACCTGTTAACTGGTCGTAATGATCAACAAAGAAGCTTGGCTAGAAGGAGTTGCTATTACTTGTAGTAGTACTCTATCTTTGCTTAATAAAAAAGCTGAAGCTAATCGAGAAATATCAGATGACGATCAAATAGTAAGTGAGATTTGTATGGGGTACTTGTACCTACTACATCTTGCTCATGAAGAGGGAGTATTTACGGAAGATACTCTATTAGGCAAACCATTTAAACGAACGCTACACTAATGTTAGATATTAGTAGAAAAGATATTTTAAGTGATAGCTTTATGGATTTTCCTACAGCGGATAGATTCATAAAATTACCTATTGATTCGTATTTGGACTTATTAGGAATAGAACCTAATACTTCTCAGAAAGCATTAATCAATGCTGTAAACAACCCAAAGTATAGATTCGTATGTGCCGCTATCTCTAGACGGCAAGGTAAGACATATATAGCAAATGTCATTGGACAGCTTGTTTCCCTCGTGCCAGGTTCTAATATACTAATTATGTCACCTAACTACTCTTTATCTCAAATTTCTTTTGACTTACAAAGACAACTAATAAAACACTTTGACTTAGAAGTTACAAAAGATAATGCAAAAGATAAAGTAATAGAGTTATCTAATGGCTCTACTATAAGAATGGGTTCAGTAAATCAGGTGGATTCTGCTGTAGGTAGATCATACGATTTAATAATTTTTGACGAAGCAGCGTTAGCTGACGGTAAAGATGCTTTTAATGTAGCTCTTCGTCCTACATTAGATAAAGATAATAGTAAAGCAGTTTTTATATCTACTCCAAGGGGTAGAAATAATTGGTTTGCTGACTTTTATCACAGAGGATTTAGTGATGAGTTCAAAGATTGGGCTTCCATTCGTGCAACTTATCATGAAAATCCACGCTTCAGCGAAGATGATATCAAAGAAGCAAAAAAAGCTATGTCCTCAGCAGAGTTTGCCCAAGAATATATGGCAGACTTCAACACATATGAAGGACAAGTATGGAATTTTAATTTTGAAGAGTGTGTTGCAGACTTAAGTCAGCTAGATACTAGGAATATGGATGTATTCGCAGGATTGGATGTTGGATATAAAGATCCAACAGCATTGTGCGTTATAGCCTATGACTGGGATCAGCAAAAATTTTATCTTATAGATGAGTACATGGACGCTGAGAGAACCACAGAACAACATGCCATAGAAATTCGCCGAATGATAGATAAGTATAGTATTGATTACATTTATATCGATTCAGCAGCACAACAAACTAGATTTGATTTTGCGCAGAATTATGATATATCTACAATTAATGCTAAAAAATCTGTTCTAGACGGAATTGGGCATGCGGCCGGTATCATAGATAACGATAGATTGATAATAGATCAAAGATGTTCACAAGCATTGTCATGTGTAGATCAATACCAATGGGATCCAAATCCCAACTTACTGAAAGAAAAGCCAAAACATAATATGGCAAGTCATATGTCAGACGCTCTAAGATATGCGCTGTACACATTTGAGACATCTGCAAGTACGTTTTAGTTTTGACCTGCCTAAAAATAAATGTTGACATGAAGGTGAATTTTTGGTATAATTTTATATAAATAGGAATTTATGGATTTAAAAAGGGATTTAGTCAAGTACGTTAGAGACAAAGCGAAATCTAAATATAAGAAAGACACCCAGTGCTTTATCTGCGGTGAAACAGAAAATTTAGACTTTCACCACTTCTACGGAATGACTGAGCTTTTAGAGACTTGGTTGAACCGTAATAAAATTACGATAAAATCAGCCGACGAGATAATGAAAATTCGTGAAAACTTTATTGAAGAATTTACTAATGAGATTTACAATGAAGCTGCTACACTATGCAAAGCCCACCATCAAAGGCTTCACAGTATTTATGGCAAGAGACCTAAACTAGTGACAGCACTTAAGCAAAAAAGATGGGTGGAAAAACAGAGAGAAAAACATGGCATGGTATGACAGATTTTTAGGTAGAAATAATGATGAGAAGTTAAATCCTGCTCAGTCGTTTATTGGCCTTGAAGAAGGGTTGACAATTGATACCCGAGAAAGAAAAGACAATTACAGATCCGCGTACGAAGAACTAGAAGTAGTTAATCGGGCGGTAAATATGATAGTAGATGATTCAGCAGATATTAAATTTGATGTTGGACTAAAAGTAAACGGTATTGCACCAGTAGTAGAAAATGTTCGAAAAACTCGTGTAGACTTATTACTTAATAAAGAACCGAATCCATTTCAGGATATCAATACTTTTAAGAGAAATCTTATTATTGATTTAATGATTGATGGAAATATTTTCGTATATTATGATGGAAGACATTTATATCATCTTCCAGCTCAGAACGTAACAATTCATTCTGATACTAGTACTTACATTGAGAAATTCACATATGATGGTCATGTCGACTATTCTACGAAAGAAATTATACATATTAAAGAAAACTCATTTAAATCAATATATCGTGGAACTCCAAGGTTGAAACCCGCATATAGAACAATGTATTTACTAGACAACATGAGGAAGTTTCAAGATAACTTCTTTAAGAATGGAGCAGTTCCAGGATTAGTACTTAAGAGCCCTAACACTCTTTCTGATAGAATTAAAGAAAGAATGCTGCAAGCCTGGTCAACAAGGTACAATCCAAAAAACGGCGGTAAACGCCCTCTTATTTTAGATGGTGGACTTGAAGTTGATGAATTATCAAAAATCAACTTTAAAGAATTGGATTTCCAGACATCAATCACAGCGAATGAGAAAATAATTTTAGAAGCTATGGGTGTTCCACCCATTCTTTTAGATGGTGGGAATAATGCAAATATTAGACCTAACCACAGACTTTACTATTTGGAGACTGTTCTCCCTATAGTAAGAAAAATAGCATATGCCTTTGAAAGATACTTTGGTTTTGCACTTGCTGAAAATGTTACAGACATTCCAGCATTGCAACCAGAATTAAGAGACCAGGCAGCGTACTACGCAACTTTGGTTAACACAGGTATTATGACACCAAACGAAGCTAGAACACAACTCGGCAGAGAACCTTTAGAAGGACATGACGATTTAAGAGTTCCAGCCAACATAGCGGGTTCAGCAGCGAACCCCACAGAAGGTGGAAAACCACCACAAGAAGAGGAACAGGATAATGGCGAACAAGAAAGCGATACTTAACCAATTGGCAGATTATTTTGCTAAGAATGGTATGATGACTCCTTCCGAGTATAAATCAGCAGCTGACGCTCCAATGCGTTATATGTTAGCAAAGAGACCTTTTGGGTCTTGGACGCGTATGCAAGGAATGATAAAGTCTAACTTTCCAAACCAATGGGCCAAAGCTATGGGCGTAGAAGCAACAGCACCAGTTGTTGAAGAAGCACCTAAAGTGGCTGCACCTAAAAAAGCAGCAACGGCAGCTCCCAAAAAAGCTAAGAAATAAGGTAGGTACATATGGAGAAAATTTTTCATTGGACAAATACTTTCAAAACTCTTGGCGAGGACGAAAACGGTAGCGTTGATATTAAAGGATTAGCGTCTACTAATGCAGTCGACCGAGCAGGAGATGTTATTAATCATGATGCATGGGTAAAACAAAACGGACTAGAGAACTATAAAACTAATCCAATTGTTTTATTTAATCATGACTATAACAAACCTATTGGTCGTGCAACTTCATTGGAAGTTACAGATAATGGTCTGGAATTTGGAGCTAAAATCTCTAAATCTTCAGGCGAAATAAAAGATCTTATTAAAGATGGTGTTCTTGGAGCCTTTTCTGTCGGTTTCAGAGTCAAGGACGCAGATTATAACTCAGAAACTGATGGATACACAATCAAAGATGCCGAACTATTCGAAGTATCAGTTGTTAGTGTACCTTGTAACCAGGGAGCTATGTTCTCGGTTTCAAAGTCATTTGACAGCATGGAAGAATACAACGACTGGAAAACGCACTTTAATAATAACGAGGCTCAGAGCTTTTCTGCGCCACAAGCCGAGGATAAAACCTCAAAACAGGAGACTAATATGTCAAATGACACTAAAACTCCCGAAGCTAATAGCAATATCGACTTGAAAGCTTTTGCAGAAGAAGTAGCGAAATCAACAGCTGCTAAAATTGCAATGCAACAAGCTGAAGCTAAGGCTAAGGAAATTGCAGACGCTGAAGAAAAAGCAGTTCAAGAAGAAGTTGAGCTAGCAGAAAAGGAAGCAGAGCAAGAAAAAGTTAAAACTATTGTCGAAGTTGGAATGTCAGGAGCTGAACAGCTCATGAATGACGTTGAAAAACGTGTTTCAGAAAAACATGAAGACCTAGAAAAAGTAGTTAATGAACTTCAGTCCGCACTTAAAGATAAAAAAGAAGAAATCGAAGCAATT